GGGTTAACTAACGAAACGTTTCGCTAGTTATTTAGTTATTTCACTGGTACATAACGTTATGCATCAGTCAAAAAGATTTATTTTCATTCTAACCTGTATAACGTTATGCAGATTAAAATAAATCAACCCGGTGTTCCACGTGGAACAGTCAAGATTTTATAAGTTTATTGGGTGCATAACGTTATGCAGCCATTTTAGTTATCTAAATTCTATTTAAAGATAAGTTATTATAATATATATAATATACATAAGTAAGTTAGTTAAAAATGTTAAACCTACCAAAGGAATTACAACAATTAATTTTTGAATATGATAATACATATAAAGTTATTTTTAATAAGGTATTAAAAGATATTCCAGATCAATGTAAAAAATTAAAAAATTATGTAAAATGTGATGTATGTAATTGTTATGTAAAAAATAGATATAAGCATGAAAACACATTAAAGCATGCTAAAAATAAAATAAAAAATGGTTATATATCATTATGCCAAAGAATAATAATTAGATCTATATTTATGGATTATAATATATCTAATTACATAAGAAAATATCAATTTGTATATTTAGTTGACAATATTTTGCAAAATAATAATATTGAAATGAATGATTTATATAGCAATTATATGTCAACTTATGCAATATATTTAGATATTAAAAAAAAAGGTTGTAATTCATTACATTTTCATGGAATATTTAACTCTTAAATTAATTATAAAAATTCATTTAACTTAAAACCATCAATGCATTTACACATTCGTTTTAAATACATTATATAATAATAATATTCTACATTATCTTCTATTGAATTATGTCTATTAAAATATAAAGAATGAAATTTATCACAAAATTGAAAATCTTTTTTTTTAGTTGAAATTTGTTTAAATGAACACATTATTAGCTTTTAATTATAATATTATAATATATTAATTATTTATTTTAATCTAAATATAATTTATCTATATATATATAACTATACTAATAGCTAATAAAAAATGTCTACAATTATGAGATATGGAAAATACAAAAATGATAATATAACAATAGAAGAAATTTATAATAAAGATCCAAGTTATTGTTTATGGTTATACAAGCAACCAATGGTAAAACATTATGAAGATATTTATAATTTTCTACATGAACAATTTAAACATAAAGAAGGATTAATTTATTTAACATTTGGAAAGTATAAAAATAAATCAGTCGATTGGATTGTTGAAAATGATCCAAATTATATTTATTATTTAAAAAGTAATCAATATGTTCAAACTAAATTAAAAGATCTAGCGGAATACGTTAATAAAATTAATTTAAATTAAAAAAATAAATAGTTATTAATATAATCACCTAATCATCACAAAAAAATAAAAATAAAATTACTAAATGTGCACCCATTTTATAATTTAAAATTTTTATTTTTTTTAATATGGTTACAATACAAAATTATAAAGATTATGAATTTATACGATTCGAACCTGGAAAATACCCTAAAAAATATAATGCAATATTATTAAATAAAACAACAAATAAATTAAAAAAAATACCATTCGGAGATCAAAGATATCAGCAATATAAAGACCAAGCCTTAGGTTTATATTCACATATGGATCATTTAGACGAAAGTAGAAGAAATAGATATAAATTAAGACATGCAAGAGATATTTTAAAGCCATTTTCATCAGGATTTTTTAGTAATTATTTCCTATGGTAAAAATGCAACTTTTTGAAACGTTCTAAAAAAAGCTAATGCTCTTTTTATTTCTTGTTGATATTTATCATTATTTTTTTTGATTCTTTTCTTTTTATCTTCTTTTTTTAACTCTTTATGTACTTTAAATAAATTAATGCTTTTAGCAATATCTTCTTTTAATTCATTACTTATAGTTTCCTTATTAATTATATGTTCATTATTTACAGATTCTTGCTTTGGTGCAAAATCATCAGGTAAATTAATAGGTTCATTAATTTCCAAGTTTTCGTTGATTGGTGCTAATTTTTTGCTTATTTCAGGCATATCATAATTATTAAAAGATCTTGTTCTTCTTAGCTTAAATTTCATTCTTTTAATAAAACTTTAGTATTAATTGGTTTGTTAGTTATTGAACCACCTATAATATTAGAAATATTTTTTTCTAAGATTTTAATATTTTCATTTGCTTTTTTAATATCATTTTTAGTTAATTCTTCACCATTTAAAATATCTTGAAAATATTTTTTCTTAGCAAATCGCTTTAAATTGACTGATTTCATTATAGTAGGTATATTTTAATATATAATTTATTTTAAAAAAAAATAAATTCAAATTTTATAAAAATTAAACGTGCGATATTTCAGCATCTTTTAGCAATTCTTCAATATTATTTATTCTATTTTTTAATTCAATTATTTCTTGTTCAAGAATTTCTTTATCGAATATTAATTTTCTAACGCATCCGTATAAAGTAGCATAAATTTGATCAGTATTAATTGTTTTACAATCATCTATATCATATAATTTAGATTCTGATACAGAACATGGTAATATTGGTTCTAACTCTTGCGCAATCCAGCCCAACCTATTTTTATCATAATTAATATACTCCGGTTTATCAGAATATACAAAATCTTTCCATTTATAACGTACTAAACGTAAATTTTTTATATTATTATAGCATATATCTAAATCGGCATCTTCAATATTTTCTTTTAATCTTATATCCGAAGTCGTATTCCATGTTGTAGTATTATAGTAGTTATATACGTAAGCTGATCCGTTCATCCACATAATTGGACCAGTACCGTATAGACCTAATTCAAATCTATTACTTGCAGAATAACTCGAAGAATAATAAAATGATATTTCTCCTTGATTTAATGAACTAGCGCTGTCGCCAATTGTTATATATTTTTTCGATCCATTCGACATACCTGTTAAACAACAAATAGCTCTTGTAGTATCGTCATACTGTCCAACTATTAAATGCGGAGTTTGAACACTCGTTGAAGCATAAAATTGACCAGTTACATCAACTCCTGTTGATTTGCATAATAATTTTTCAGCATTATTAACACGTAAGCTCAAGTTATGGCTTGTATACGTTCCAATAAATATATAATTAAATACAGACGAATTATAATTAATAGCAAATGTTAATACACCATCAGAAAATTCTAAACACGGATTACTAGTTGAACTATTACCAGAACTTCTAATAGTACTATTTGTATTAATTATACCATTAACGTCTAATTTATAACTAGGATTATTTTTTCCAATTCCAACATAACCAGATGGTAATAAAGATAATATTTGACTATTGCCATATAATCCCAAATCTAAACGGTTAGAAGATGAACCAGAACTTGAATAATAAAATGATAACTCTGCTTGATTATAAGTACTATATGCTTGTCCAAATGTTATAGTTCTAGTAGAACCGTTAGCTATTGTTGAATCTAGTGCTGAAATAAATCTATTAGTACTATTATCTGTAGAATTACCAAGCATTAATTTATTTATTCCTTTTATATTAACAGAAGAATCAACAATTAATGCTTTACTAGCAGTTGCTGTACCTGGAGATACTCCAGTTAAATATTGTATAGATGGATTAGTAACTGATAAATATAATAAATCTGCCTCATATCTAGTTAAATAATTATTACTATTAAATGCTGAGCTATTAAATATAGCACTATTAAATGATGGTCCAAAGTTAGAAGACATTAATACGAATTAATCCGAGTTAGTTATTTTATTAACTATTATATTATATTAACTATAATTCTAAAACAATATCTTTTATATTATGTCGAATATTTCTTTTAAATAAATCTATCATCATAAAATTCATATGTTCTTTTGTTAATTTATTATATAATGCTTCTAATTCTTCTTTAGTAATTCCCAAAGCAAATTCTGATAAAATTAATCGTAAATCTCTTATATTCATACCTCGACCAAGCCAAATATAATTTACATTTTGTCTAACAATCTTTGGAGTGCCAAAAAATGATTGACTAATATAAATTAAACTATAACCAAGTTTGCGTCCTCGAATAAACATTTCACCAATTTTTGGATTTTTATCTAAAACCAAATCATCAAAAATTACTAACCCATTTTTATTAGAATCCATTTTTTCAAATTCTGGAATTTCACCATTGTAATGAATTTCTAAACCAGTTTTTAATTTCTTTTGCAGCATATCATAAAGCGGTTCTGTAGCCTTTGTGCATATAATTATTTTATTAAATGTGTTATTCATTTCATATAGCAAATTTAAAACTAAATTGCTTTTTCCGCCGCCAGAAGCGCAGCATATTAAACCTCTAAATGGTAAATCGATTTTATGTATTTTATAGTTAGGATTATTTACTTTTTTTTGTTTAATATTATTATAAAAATTAATCATTTTAATTTATTTTTATATATTATATATTATAATAATAAAAATAAATCAAAAATGTCTTTTCCAGTAATGCTAAATAGTACTAATAAAGTCGATGCTAATAATTATAAAGTATCATTAGCTAGTAATATGAATTTAACTGATTATGAAGTAGCCGTTGAAAATTTATTTATTTATAATAGTTGGTGCACTATATCAGCTGCATTAAATAATAATAAATTTAATTTAATATTTCCGTATGGAATTTCCGTAAATCAATATATCATAAATATTACTTTACCAGATGGTCAATATAATATTTCAGATTTAAATAAATATTTACAATTAATTATGATTGGACATAATGTTTATTTAATAGATAACAATGGTAATAATGTCTTTTATGCTGAATTTTATATTCAACCTGGTTCATATCAAGTTGCTTTTAGAACGACTCAAGTACCAACAAGTTTACCGACTAATTGGAAATACGGAGTTAATAATACTACATGGGGATTTTCTATTATTAACGTATTACCTGGTAATGCAGGTTGTCATTTTCAATTACAAACGTTATCTAATAATTCATTTAATGATATAATTGGATTTGCGAATACTTATTTTCCATCTAGTTATTATCTCCCAAGTAATTATTATACAGTAAGTGTTTCAAGTAAAGTACCAAATGTAAATCCAATATCATCTATTCAAATGCGTTTAAATTGTGTATATAATGAATTTGCAACTGATAGTAGATTAGTACATTGTTTTACTAATAATAATGCATTATTCGGAGAAATGATAGACGCTTCTCCAAATAGCCCAACATTCATTCCATGCTCAAATAATAGTTTTAAAGAAATAATTGCATCGTTTTATGACCAAAATGGCAATAATCTTAATATTCTTGATAGCAATTTATTGATTAAATTACTGTTTAAAAAAGCTAGCTCGTAGAATTTTATTTGATTAGCCGTAATTTTATTTGATTAGCCGTAATTTAATTTTAAAAAAATTAAATCCTAGTTAATATAAAATAGTTCTGATTAATCAATGTCTTTTCCAATTATAATAAATAGTACAAATAGAATATCTAGTAATCAATATAAAATATCATTATCTAGTACAATTGATTTAACAGATTTTCAAGTAGCGGTTGGTAATGCATTTATATATTACAGTTGGACTAATATAAATGCTTATCCATTAAATAATAATTCATTTCAAATAGCTTTTCCTGGTTATTTATCAGGCGCATTTCAAACTATAACTATACCAGATGGTACTTATAATATATCAGATCTAAATAATTATTTACAATATTGGATGATTAGCAAAGGGTTATATTTAATTAATACTGTAACTAAACAAAATTTATATTATATGAATCTATCAGTAAATCCAGTGACGTATAAAATTCAATTAAACACGTATCCTCTTCCTACTTCGTTGCCGTCTGGATATACATCCGGCGGTATGACTTTTCCAGGAATTGCAAATCAACACCCCCAAATTTTAATTTTTCAACTTAATAATTTTAAAAATTTAATAGGATTTAATCAAGGAATATATCCAATGTTACCTACAAATGTTGGTACTTATACAAAAGAAAGTGATAATATTCCTAATGTAAACCCAATTAATAGTATTCAAGTCCGGTTAAGTTGTGTATATAACCCGTTTAGTGAAAATAGTCAAATAATTCATTGTTTTAGTAATAAAGATGCAGCGGTTGGTACTATTATTGATGCTAGTCCTTTGCAATTACAATTTGTTCCATGTACAGGTAGTCATAAAGAATTATTACTATCGTTTTTTGATCAAAATGGAAATGTTTTAAATATTCAAGATCCAAATTTAACTATTAAATTAATTTTTAGACATAAAGATAAATCTGAGATAATATAATAATAATAATAAAATATGCCGCTGCAACATTTATCTAAAACTGAAGCACGTAATAATGGTATCCCAAGACATACTATACAAACAATATTATTTAGTAAAGATAAATTTACATTAAAACAATCTAGAGATTGGTTAAAAAAACATGGTTATTTATATCAAAATTATAGATTGGAAACAAATTATAGAAGATTTCAGCAAAATCCTCCAATAAAAGATGCTAATTATTTTGCAAAAAAAATCAATCCGGATTTAACATTTATTTTTCAGGAATATTGATCTGAGATATTAAATTCTCTAAAGCGGTTAATTCTTTTTTTAATTTATCTGAATCATTACCTGCTAATATACTATAATATTTAATTCTGTATTGATTTCTTAATGCTTTATTTTTTTTATGCAATCCTTTTAATAAACCGTTACCAACTGCTATTTTAGCTGAATATTTTTTAGCTTTTTTAGGCAATTCAGTTAAATTTGATTTTATTACATTCTTTGGATGCTGTACAATAGTTTGAAAAAATTTTGATGGTCTATTTTTAATTTCTTTTAGTCTTTTTTCATGTGCTAATTGTTCCTCCATAAAAACAGGATATTGTTTTAATTCGCCATCTTTTGTTTTCCAAGTGCTATAAAAAAACGCTTTATTTTTACTCATTTTCAGTATAATTATATTAATATAGATTTATTATTTTTTGATAGAATTAATTCTTCGATTTTATGTAGATATAGGTTTTTTTGTTTTATTAACTGCTTCTTTAGCAAATTTTATAGTGTATTTTTTAACGTTTTCTGATTTTATTTGTTTATTAATTTTTTCTTTATTTTGCATTTGAATTTTATGTTTTTTTACATTTTTTTCTGCTAATCCTTGATATTTTTCTTTTACAGATTCAACTGGTCTTGTTTCATTAGATTTAACATATTTTTCTTTTACTAATTGCGCTGGTCTTGTTTGGTTAACTTTAGTATATTTTTCTTTTGTTAATTGCGCTGGTCTTGTTTCATTAGATTTTAATACAATTTTAGCTGGTCTTAATTCATCAGCTTTAGTTTTAAAAGTATCTGTATAATCAACTTTAGGTTTAATAGTTTGTGCTAAAGCTTTTTTCTTTAATTCTTCTTGAATAGCATTTATTTTACTAATAGTTTCGGCAGATTGAATATTTAATAAATTATCTTTAATTACAATATCTAATACTTCTTGTTGATAATTATTATTATATTCAACTAATTTTAAATCATCATAATATGCTTTCATTTGCTTATCTAACGATCCGTAATAATAAGAAACCATTGTTTGTTTTATACAATAAAATCGAAGAATTAATCCGAACTATTGTCTTTCAGACTAGTTATATATAAAAAAAATATTGTTTTACAAATTTAAATTAATTTTATTTGATTAGCTATTTAATATTTTGTAGCATGCAACTATTAGTATTGATAACCCATTGTTTTTCATAAAATACAATAGCAATGATTTTCATACCAAATTGAGTATTATTTTTTAATGAAACTTGAATTGCTTTACTAGCTCCGTTTTCAGAATCAGCTCGTCTAGATAAATCAACATATACAAAACTATGATTTTGCTCATATAGTTGTTGTGTAAGTAAACCAGATGCTTGTTCATCAATCATACCTCCAAAAGCGCCTGTTTTACTATTTTCAGATACCCATTGTTCAAATGAATAACTGATTGGATATTGATAAACTGGTTTATTTCCTAAATAAACTTGAAGTTGGTCAATAACACTAAATGGACCTGAAGTTCCCGGTACGCAATCAAATGCTGATATTTCTGGATTCGTTAAATTTGCTGTAGCGCCTAGATTTTGAAGCATTGGTAATAAAACAAGAGATTTAGCATTTGGTACTCCAGATGTAACATTGTAAGTAATTGAACTTCCTGATGCTACAGTAAATGGATTAACAATTTTTTCAAGAGTTGCAAACATTTTACTAGAATTTGAAAGAGCCATATCAGTTTTTGGATTTGCTTGATATGCAGGTACGATCATACGAGCCGCTGTTAATAATGGTCCAGCATTTCCAACTAAATTATCAGTAGAACCATTAACTTGAGCGGTAATAGTAATAGTTGCGGAACCTGAAGAAGAATAGGTTAAAGCGCTTCTATTAATTAAAATTGGGTTGGTTTGACCAGCTGTAATATTGTAAGATACTGCTGTTGTATTAGCTAAAGTAGAACCAGCTCCAGCACCGGTTAATGCGGTAGTAGAAGTATTTAAATTTAATGTTAAGAAACCATTTAAATTTTTAACCATTGGTAATTCATTAATATCAAATATATCGCATAATCGAACGGTTCCCATAACGCATTGACTGTAAATAACACCAGTTGTAGCACCTGCAGCAACGACTCCTGTGTTTGCTAATCCGGCTGTTTTAATAGAAGATGCGCTTAAAATATTATTTCTAAGGGTAGTTGATGTTGTAATATCTGGATTAGTTAAAGTTATTCTACTAGCCACTCCATCATTATGTAAAACAGCGTTATTAGCAACACAATCAAACCCAATAACTGAATTAGCAACTGTCGCATAAGCACAATTATTTAAACTATTATTACCAGCTAGAGTAGCAACGCTATCAGCAGTCATATCATCTAATGCTAAACCGCATGATTTACCATATTTTGTTAAAGTATCTTTTGACCATTTAGAATAAATACGTTGGCTTGTTGCAACATTTTCGTATGGTTGTAAAGATTGAATTGTTTGACCATTAAGTATTAGCTGAGCGCCACTGATAAAGTGATGAAAGCCATTTTTAATAGTTGTTAATAAATTTGTAGCAATTGCATTACCAGTACCTGCTGAGGTTACAGAAGCATAAACTTTAATAGGGAATTCAACATATGCTTGTTTTAAATCTACCCATTGAGATTGACTTGAAAAATTCTTTAAATCAAATTGCATTTGCCCACTAGTAAAGTTACCGCTATTACTGGTACTATCAGTGATAAAAATATAATTTTTATCATTAAATGGGACATTAACAGAATCCATTTCATTATCATTTAATGATAATTCTAGAGCTACGTGATCTGATTCAGAAGCCATTATTTACCTTGTTTAATTTTAATTAATAAAAAGTTTTGTATTAATATATTATAAAAAATATAAATTAATAAATAAAATTAATTTAAATTGAAAATTTAATAAAATGCAAAATTATAATCGTCCGATGAATACAAATGATATTTATGAATTATTACATAAATTAGGTATTGATAATGCTGTAGTTATAAGAAAATCTTTATTAAAAGATTATTTAAAAAATAATAGCGTTAGTAATATTATTATTAATTTAGATTCAACTGGTAAAGGAACTCATTGGGTAGCGTGCAATATTGCTAAAAAAATGTATTTTGATAGTTATGCACAACCTCCGATCAATGCTATAAAAGATTATAAATATAATAAAACTAAAGAAATACAACTATTAACAAATATGGATTGCGGGGCTTTGTGCTGTCTTTGGTTATATTTTGTTAATAAAAAAAATGTAAAAGAATTTTATGATTTATTTCACGATTTATATTAAATGAGATTATTAATTTAAATTATACATATAACCCATTTCCGGTTGGTCTTGATACATATAATCCAGAACCTCTTGGTTTACGTTGTTTTTTTAGACCTACGCCCGTAATAGCTTTAACTCCTTGTCTAACAGCAACGGCTTCAGGACCTAACGCCGGAGCAACTACATCAGCAATAGTTGATACAACCGGTTTAATGGAAGACCAGTTGTTTTTAACCCAGTTCCAACCTTTTTTAACAAAATCAAATATACCAGTTCCTTCTAAATCGGATGCTTTTGTAGCTTCAATTTCGCCAGGGCTAATTTGTAAAGTTACTCCTCTGTTATGTTTCATAGCTTTTTGAATTTGTTGGTAATTAACTGGATGTAGTAGAATTACTTCATTACCAGAATTTAATTGATGATGCGTTAATCTAATTGGTTTAGATTTAACAGCATTCATTTTTTGCCCTTTAGAAAGAGCTATTTTCATAGGTTTGTAAACCATCTTTATAGTATATTTATATAAATATAAATTTTCATTTTAAAATATTTAATTATATTAAACGATAGTTTAGAAATCTTGATTGATTAGCCGTAGGCAATCCTGAGCCACTACGTGAGCTATTTCTGAATTGAGTTCAGAAAATCTTCGATTTTATTAATAAATGGCTGCATAACGTTATGCAGCAGTTTAAATATATTTTATTTCTATTTAAATATTATTTATAATAATATATATAATATAAGTTATTATAATGTCTTATAAAGAATTTATTATAGAAGAGTTAAAAAAAACAGGATTAAAACCAAATTCAATTAAATTATATTCTATCAAATTAAATAAATTATTTAATGATTTACAAATAACTGAAATAAATAATGATTTTTTAAAAGATGAAGATAAAATTATTAAATATATTAATAATTTAAAGTCAAATGATGATAAATTAGCTTATTTAAATAGTATTATTAAAGTTTTATCGGACAATAAAGAATTAAAAGAAAGATATATTAATTTACGTAATAATTCTAATAAAATTAAATTTGATAAATATAAGAATAACTTAAAAACTAGTAATTTTACAGAATATGAAGAATTATTAAATATATCTAAAAATGTTAATTTTAATACAATGGATGTAAAAAGTGTATTATATGATTTTTTAACATATATATCAGTTAGATACCCAATGAGATTAATTTTATCTAATATTAGAATAACAAAAACTATAAAAGATATTCAACCTGATATTAATTATATTTACGTATCTAATAAAGATGTTAAATTTATTTTACAAGATTTTAAAAATATAAAATCATTTGGTAAAACAGTTATTAAATTAGATATAGAAGATGCTAAAGTTGTTAAAGAATATTTAAAATATATGAAAAAATATATTGATAATCAAGAATTTTTATTATATAATTTTCATAATAAAATTATACCATTTTCATCTCCAGATATTTATGCTAGAGTATTAAAAAGAACATTAAAAGATAAATTACAAAAAGATTTAACAATGAATGATATAAGAAAATCATATGAAAGTAATTTAATAAATAGTGATAAATATAAAACATTAACTAATAATGAAAAAGATATATTACATAAAAGATTATTACACACCACAAATATAGCACATAGTATTTATAATAAAGTATAAAGTTATTATAAATTTTTTTTTTAATTATATATGTATTATCTTATATATAGTAAGTTATTATTAATTTCTAATTAAAGAAATAATAATTATGTATATATAAAATTAATAAAAAAAAAGTATATTAAAATATTCATAACTCCGATATATAAATATATTGTATAATTATTTAAAATGATATTAAATAACCAATTAGATAATAAAATTAAATTTAGTCTAAATTGTAGTTATAATAAAAATACTAATGAAAAAAAATATTTAAACATACCTAATAAATGGATTGATTTAGAAGATAATTATATTTTTGATAATCATAATTCAATAGCTATTTTAACAGGAAAAATAAATAATATTATTGTTATTGATTTTGATAAAGAAGAAGGGTTAAGATTATTTAATGAATATTATAATTTATTTCAAAATACATTTATTGAAACTTCAACACGAAATTATAAACATGTTTATTTTAAATATGATGAAGATTTAGATAAATCTACTATTGGATGTAAATTATCACAAAATATAGATATTCTAAGTAATAAAAAATTTTGTGTTATTGGTACTCCAGATAATAATAATGAAATTCAAAATATTCCATACGAATTTAAACAGTTATTATTAAATGGAAATTTAGAAATAAATAAAGAATTTACTTTTAAAGATGAATATAAAGATTTATCAGATTTATTAGATATTCTACCAGAAGATTATTATAATAATTATGTTAATTGGGTTGATTGTGGTATGTTAATTAATAATGCAACTAATCATGATAATTATGGTTTTGAATTATGGGAATATTTTAGTAAGATTAAAAATAATAAAAAGTTTATAAAAAATGAAAAATTTCAAATGATTAGATTATGGGATAATTTTAAGATTATAAAAAATTATAATTATAATAAAATTTATAATTATATCGAATCTACAGAAAATGATTTTTTAATTAAACAGTTAGCTAATTATAATATAAAATATAATCATACAATTATTAAAAATAGTATGATTATTAACTATTTTGATAATGATGATTATTATTTTAATGATTTTAAAGTACAATTAATATCAAATAAATATAATTCTTTAAATGAACTATTAATATTTTTAAAAGATAATTTACATAGAGTTTTAGCATTTGTTAATGATAATATTATTAAAAAACTAAATGAAGAACAATTTTTTGATTTAACTACAATTGATAAAGCTGGATTAAAACATATCAAAATAAATATCAAAGATGAAAATAATAAATATAAAAAATTTACATTACATAATATTATTATTGATAATTTAAATTTATTTCATACATTTAATGGTTTTAAAACTAATTTTGATTTTACATATTCTAATAAAAAATATTTTTATATGTCAAGAAAATTTAAAGCAAAACAGTTAGAAACTTATAATATGGAAATTATTCAAGAAATATTAAATTTTATTAATGAAGTATTTTGTAATAATGATGAAAATATTTATAGTTATTTTATAAAATGGTTATCATTTATACTAAAATATCCTAATATGAAATCTGGAAAAGCTGTTATATTATATTCACAACAAGGTACTGGAAAAGGAACTATTATTGATTTTTTATGTAATTATATATTTGGAGATTTTACATCTATACCAAATACTAATTTTGATAATGTAGTTGGAAAAAATAATTTTCATTTAATTGGTAAAAAATTAATATGTGTTAATGAACTTTCTACAATTAAAGAAGAATTTAAAGCTAAATTTGATAATTTAAAAACATTAGTAACTGAAAATAAAATATCAGTTAAAAAATTATATTGTGATAATTTTACAGCAGAAACTCAAGCAGAATACATATTTATGACTAATAATAAATATTCCTTTAATATTGAAAAATTAGATAGAAGATATTTATTATTAGATTGTTCTGAAAAATATTTACAAAATACTGAATTTTTCTCTAAATTTAGAGAAAATAATTTTAATCAAAATACAGCAAATCATTTATATACTTATTTATTAACAATATTAGAAACTCCAATTGAATTTTTAAAATTGCAAGTTCCAAGTACTAAATATAAAGAAATATTAATAAATACATCTCAAAATTCTATATTTGATTATATTGAATTTTTAGAAGTAGATTGTAAAGAATATTTTAAAAATAAATTATCATTTAATAATGAAGATAATGATAATGATAATGATAATGATAATAATTTATTTATTGAACCAAATAATAAAAATAGATATAAAGCAAGTGATTTATATGCTAATTATGTTAATTGGTGTAAATTAAATGGGGAAAGGATACAATCAAATAAGTGGTTTGCTAAAAATTTATTAGATAATGGATATAATAGAATGCAATCAAGCGGTTTTAGATATTATTTTAAAGTATAATTTATAATAATATTTTTTTGAATATTTATTTTAATCTGCATAACGTTATACAGGTTAGAATGAAAATAAATCTTTTTGACTGATGCATAACGTTATGTACCAGTGAAATAACTAAATAACTAGCGAAACGTTTCGTTAGTTAACCC